CCGCAGCCGCACACAGTGATGGCGATGCGATCTTTGTGCCACAGCTTCCAGCGGTGACTTTGTGGCCTACCCCAGATAACTCTACAACGTACCAATTCGTATACTGGAGACTGCGCCGAGTGCAAGATGCTGGCGCTGGTATTGAGACAGCCGACATGAACTTCCGTTTCCTGCCTTGCTTGGTAGCGGGCTTGGCGTATCACATCGCTATCAAAGTGCCAGAGCTGATGCCCCGCATCCAGATGCTTAAGCAGATGTACGACGAAACGTTTGAGATTGCAGCGGGCGAAGATCGTGAGAAGGCTCCGGTCAGGTTCGTGCCAAGACAGCAATACATTGGCGGTAGCTACTAATGGGTCAAAGATTTGCATCCGGCAAGATAGCGATTGCTGAATGTGATCGCTGCGGCCAGCAGTACCAACTGAAACAGCTTAAGACTGAGATCATTAAGCAGCGTAAGTACGAGCTGTTGGTTTGCCCAACTTGCTGGGACCCAGATCAGCCGCAGTTGATGTTAGGAACGTTCCCGGTAGACGACCCACAGGCTTTGCGTAACCCCCGTAAGGACACAACGTACGTGACTTCTGGTGTTAACTCAAACGGAAACTTGTCTGGTGGTTCACGAGACATCCAGTGGGGCTGGCGACCAGTAGGCGGGGCTAGTAATTTTGACGCAGGATTGACACCAAATTACTTGGTGGCAACGACATTTGTTGGTACAGTATCAATATCTTAAGGAGTTTAAACATGGCATTCACTCGATCAGCAGACGGCATCGCCAAAAAAGGCAAGACCGAAGGCAAGAACTTGGGCGATAGCGGCCCTACAGCCAAGGAAGTTATGGGCGGCAAGAAGACCAAAGGCGTGACTGGTGAAGCCATGCGTAAAGTCGGTCGCAATATGGCTCGTGCAATGAACCAAAAGCGAGGCTAATCATGGCAACATTCAGCAAAAAGATGATGGGCAAAGAAGTTGGCGATGCCAGCGTTTATGCCAAGCCACATACCATGACTGGTAAAGAAGTGAAAGCTTCTAGCAATCCCGGTAAAGAGCCAAACCATAGCCGTCTTGACACAGTTAATATGAGCGTTGGCGCGTTCAACAAGTCTGGCGATAAGCCTGCTAAAACCAGCGGCATCAAAGTTCGCGGTACTGGCGCAGCTACTAAAGGCTTGATGGCACGAGGCCCGATGGCATGAACTACGCCGAGCTTGTCGTCGCGGTACAAGATTACTGCGAAAACAATTTTCCAACGACTGACATGGATATTTTTATCCGTCAGGCGGAGCAGCGCATTTACAACACTGCGCAGCCAGCAAACTTGCGGAAGAATGTGACAGGCACGATTACCTCGACAAATAAGTACTTGTCTGCACCAGAGGATTTTCTCTCTGTATATAGCCTTGCCGTATACCCGCAGAACACTACAACTGCTACCGGCACTGCTGGATCTAAGTCAATTGTGGTTGCTTCTACTACGGGTATTGCGGTGGGTCAGCAAGTAACAGGCTCAGGTATTGGCACTAACGCTGTTGTTCGTAGTATTAGCGGAACCACAATCTATTTGACTGTAGCTAACGCAACTACGGTTTCAAGCTCAGTGACATTCCAAGGCGACTACTTGTACTTGTTGAACAAGGATGTGAACTTTATCCGTTCTGCCTATCCTTTGTCTTCTTACGTGGCTGAGCCTAAGCACTACGCATTGTTTGGCCCGACCGTCACCGGTGGCGTGGTTACAAATGAGTTGTCGTTCATTGTTGGCCCAACACCAGATGCGACTTACGTTGCAGAGCTGCATTATTACTACTACCCAGAGTCCATCGTTACCGCTGGCACTACTTGGTTGGGTGATAACTTTGACTCTGTATTGCTGTACGGCACAATCTGCGAAGCCCTTGTTTACATGAAGGGTGAAGGCGACATGATTGGCTTGGCGCAAGAGCGTTATACACAAGCAATTGCTTTGTATAAAAACCTTGGCGATGGCAAGCAACGTGGCGATGCATACCGGGATGGACAAGTTAGGGTTCAAGTCGCATGAGTTCAATTGTCCAAACCCAAACCACCAGCTTCAAAACGGAGTTGTACCAAGCTGTTCACAACATGCTTACGGACACGCTCAAGATTGCGCTGTACACGGCAAACGCAGATTTAAACGCTGCCACAACCGTTTACTCCACAACCGATGAAGTGACAGGGACTGGCTATGTGGCCGGTGGCGTTACTCTAACTGGAGTGACGCTTAACTCTGATGGCTACACGGCTTACATTAACTTTAGCAACGTTGTGTTTAACGCCGCAGTGACTGCTCGCTGTGCTTTGATCTACAACGTGACTCAGGGTAATAAGTCTATCGCTGTGCTGGACTTTGGCTCAGACAAAACATCTTCCAACTTCACAATCACAATGCCTGCCAATACTGCATCGGCAGCTCTAATCAGGAGTTCAAATTGATCGTTACTACTACCAAAGGCGAAATAGATGATTCTCTTCTTGAGAAGAAAGAAGGAGTCGTGGATAATGACAACGAGAACACCACTTGGGTGGAGTATTGGCTTGAGGGTGAATTGGTTCACCGTTCAGTCCATGTGACTTTAAAGAAACCCACAACTTACACCGTTGCTGAAGCAGCGTCTATTGCATAAGGAACCATCATGGCTAATACTCAATCAATGTGCACTTCGTTCATGGGCGAACTCATGACGGCCACCCATAACTTTGGCACTGCTCCAATCCGTGCGGCTACTACTGCTGACACATTCAAAGCGGCTTTGTATCTGACTTCAGCCACTGTTAACGCAGCTACCACAGCATATTCTTCTACCGGTGAAGTTACTGGTACGGGCTATACCGCTGGCGGCGTGACTGTGACTAACGCTACGGCTCCTACAGCTACAAACAGCTCAACAACTGCTGGTGTGGCTTACTGGACACCTTCAGCATCTATCACTTACACGACTGTGACTTTGAGCACAGCGTTTGATGCCGTGTTGATTTACAACAGCAGCCAGTCTAACAAGGCTGTTTCTGTCCATACATTTGGTTCACAGACCATTACGGCTGGTACGTTCACACTGACCATGCCTTCCAACACCACAACAACCGCTTTGCTGCGCTTGTCCACAACCTAAAAGGTAAGCCATGTCTCTCGGCTGGGGTGACGGCGCGTGGGGGAGTAATGGCTGGGGCGGTACTCTCGATGCCACAGGTGTCGCCGCCTCTGGTGCGGTGGGCACAGTCACATCTGACCGGGTTGTTGCTCTCTCAGGCGTTGGCGCTTCTGGCTTAGTCGGGGACGTTGCTGAGTCTATTGTCATCCCAGAGCAGGGTGATGTAGCAACTGGTGAGGTTGGCTCCGTTGGTTTAACTTTAGAGATAGCCCTGACGGGCGTAGCTGCCGCTGGTGAAGTTGGGTCAGTTACCCAGAGTAAAGCCACAGCCATATCAGGCGTTGAAGCCTCGGGAGCAGTTGGCTCTGTTGTTAACTCGTCAACCGTTGAGCTGTCAGGTGTTCTGGGTTCTGGTTTAGTTGGGACGGCTGTTGCGGATAAGACTGCGGCAATTACAGGCGTTGCAGCGGAAGGCGCGGTCGGTACAGTTGTTCAGTCTGCATCTGTTGAGTTAAGTGGTGTAGCCGCCCTTGGTGCAGTCAATGCAGTTATTGTTCCTCTGTTGCCAAACAGTGCGACCGGAGCAGTTGGATCGGTATCTGGAGATAGGGAGATTGCCCTGACCGGAGTGGCATCCAGCGCAGCAGTTGGCTCAATGGCGCTTGGCCCACGAGTATTTGCTTTGACCGGGAATCTTGCCAGTGGTTATGCCGGTGATGTAATCGCAGTTTATTGGAAACTAATTGATGACAGCGAAACTGCAAACTGGCAAAATATCACCAACTCACAGACCCCCACTTGGAATATAGTTGACACTACGGAAACTGCCGATTGGGAAGAAATCGTAACTTGAGGAAATGATGCTGGTTTACAAGATCACGAACAACGTAAATGGACATGGCTACATTGGGATTACCCAGTGCGCTTTGGCTAAGCGTTGGCGTGAGCATTTGTGCGCAGCACGAACAGGCAATGATAAGCGTCTGTACAGAGCCATGCGTAAGTACGGCACAGACAACTTCAATATTGCAATCATCCGTGAAGCATCATCATTTGAAGAACTCCAGCGTTTTGAGTGCGAGCTAATCATTGAGCACAATACCCACGCCAAGAATGGTCAAGGATACAACCTGACTGCCGGCGGCGAAGGCAAAGACCGGGTGGATCAGAAGTTTGGTGAAGCCATATACTCATCTTTGCTGACAGAAGAAATCGTGGCGTTTGCCAGAGATCCGCAGCACTGGAACATCTCTAATGCAGATGTATTAGCTTTGATTGCTGATAAGTTTGAGTTGGATTGCTCGATTGACACGGTTAAGGATGCGCGTAACGGCAGCTCTTGGACGCATTTAAACGCAAAGTATCCACCGATTAAACGTGGCAAGGGTGTCAGGCATGATGTAATGTCAGCCGAGACATTGAAAGAAAAACGGGCAAATCTTGCAAAGTATCATGCACAAGCTATTGCAAAAGCTGCGGATTTGCGTAGAGGTAAACGTGGCCCAAATGCAAAGTTGTCAGAGCAGACGGTACGCGATATATTCTTTCACAATGAATCATTGAATAAAACTGCTGCCAAATTTGGCGTTAGTAAAAAGATGGTTGTTTTGATTAAACAGCGCAAGGCGCACACATATTTGACCCAAGGACTCTGAAATGACCACAGCATATACATCTCTTCTAGGTTTGGCGCTTCCTGTTACGGGCGAACTGAGCGGGACATGGGGTGACGTTGTAAACAATAGTATTACTTCTTTAATCGACTCAGCTGTTGCGGGTACAACCAACGTCAGCACTGACGGCGATGTCACACTGACCACCACGACCGGTGCAGCCAATACAGCGCGAGAAGCGATTCTGCTGTTTTCAGGTTCGCGTACAGCTGTTCGTACAGTGACCGCTCCGGCGCAGTCAAAGATCTACACGGTTATCAACGCAACCACAGGCGGATATGCAGTTACTTTGGTTGGTGCTGGCCCGACAACAGGCGTAACGATTGCCAACGGCGCCAGAACAGTCGTTGCTTGGAATGGCTCTGACTTTGTTGAAGTATCCAGCCCCAGTAGCATTATTCTTCCCGGCGGCACAGCCAATGGCGTTCTGTATTTAAACGGCTCTAAGGTTGTTACAAGCGGTTCTGCGCTAGTGTTTGATGGTACTAAGCAAACAATTGCATCAAGCGCAAGCGCTTCACCTGTTGAGTTATTGCGTCTTAGTAATACTGGTTCTGGTGATTTAACTCAAGCCCAGATTACTTTCTACGCAGCTAGCACAAATTACGCAGTTATTACAGGTGGTTATAACGGAGCGCCAAGCCTTATTTCAAATGTAGCTAATACTGGATACCAAGCATGGCAAATCGCAACCAACGAACAAATGCGCCTAACCAGCACAGGTCTGGGTATTGGCACAAGTAGTCCTGCGTCTAAATTACACATCAATGCTGATACTGGCTCTGCTGTTAACATACTTTCACTACAAACAGGATGGGACAACCCATCTGGTAACAAGTCAATTGTGTGGCGTGATGGCACAAACAGTCTTGGTCGGATTAGTGTGAGTTATGCGTCTGCAGCTGCAAAGATGACTTTTGGTTCTTTGTATAACAGCGGTTATCAAACTTCTGATTTGATGACTCTGGATGCTAGTGGGAATTTGTTGGTTGGGACTACGAGTGGGTCAGGTGCAAGATTGAAACTGCAAGTCGCTGCTACTGGAACTGCATTACACGCAACAGATGGATCAAACGGCGACTTCTATATTGATTTCCCTTCTGCGGCTGTAACTCGATTAACTGCTGAATACGGAGCAGCAGGCGTGCTTGCATTTGCAACAGGAACATCAAAGACAGAACGTGCCCGTATAGACTCAAGCGGGTCACTTTTAGTGGGGCAGACTACACCTTACTATTCAGAAAAAATTGGTGCTTATAGCGCTTCAAGTTATACATACAGCTCTATCAGGTCAGGCACAGGTAGCGAAGGTCACTTTGTATTTACCAACGCTAATGGCGCTGTTGGTTCAATTTTTACAAGTGGCACATCAACTTCATATAACACATCATCTGATTACCGCCTAAAGAACACCATTACTCCAATGACAGGTGCGCTTGCCAAGGTTGCATTGCTTAAGCCTTGCACTTACAAGTGGAACGCTGACGGTTCCGATGGTGAAGGTTTTATTGCACACGAACTTGCAGAAGTTTGCCCTCAAGCTGTAACTGGTGAAAAAGACGCTTTTGAAACATATACGGATGCGGATGGTAATGAGCAGACTCGTCCTAAATATCAAGGCATTGATGTGTCATTCTTGGTTGCTACATTGACAGCGGCTATTCAGGAACTCAAAGCAGAATTTGACGCTTACAAAGCATCTCACCCTTAAACTCTAAAGGAAAACAAAATGACTACTACTACATGGAAAATCAACACCCTTGAAAGCAACACAGCAGACGGATTCGTTTCTGTTGCACATTGGTCAGCTACAGCAGTAGATGGCGAGCATACCGCCTCTGCCTACGCAACAGTCTCATGGGCTGAAGGCACTCCTGTTATTCCCTATGCAAACCTCACGGAAGCCACAGTATTGGCATGGGTGTGGGAATCTGTTGACAAGGAATCTACAGAGGCTTCTTTGGCGGCTCAGATTGCTTTGCTGAAAAACCCTGTTAAGGCTACTGGTTTGCCTTGGTCAGCATGAAACGCCCTAGTTACTGTTGCCAAAAATGTGGTGAACACATAGGTTGGCTTGGTAGATTATTAAGAGTAACGCACAAGTGTAAACAGGAAGCTGCCACCTGAGTTTGGCAGCAATTAAAGGAAGAATCATGGGAAAAAACGAAAAGACCCCTGTGAATATAGACGGCGTTGAGCACCAGTTTGAAGACCTGACACCCCAGCAGCAAGCTCTGCTGAATCATGTCGCAGATTTAGATCGCAAATTGGACTCAGCAAGATTCAATGTAGATCAGCTCCAAGTAGGAAGAAACGCCTTTTTTGAGTTACTCAAGCAAGCATTGGCCGAACCCAAGGTGTCGGACGTAGAAGCTAAGTAACCGGAGAATGCTTATGAACTATGCGATTTCTTTTTGTATTGATAGCCTGCGCGGTTTTATGGGCGAGTGCGAAGAGCTTTTGCATAGTTTCGGATTTTTATGGGCTGAGCTGGATAGGTGAACCGACCCTGCGCCACATGGAGTTATCCCGGTGGCTGACAACAAACGGCGATTCATGTACTTCAGAGCAGCTCGTAGTTATTTGGAATAACCTTGCTTTATGGGCGGGGGTTGCGGATAGCGCGGAGTTGAGGGCAAAAATTCTTTACTACTATGCGAGAGCGGTAGAAAGGGAAAAGAAGTGATTACCTTTGACAAGTGGTATCCAATGGTGCAGCCAACCCATACCGCAGCGCAGTTAGCATTTGAGAAGGCTGTTGAGAAAGTGCAGGAAGAGTATCGTTATGCAATTAAAGCCAACAAACTTGAGTTTAAAACGCTTGAGATGGAGCTTGAGCTGTACGACAAAAAAGCGCGGCAGAACACAATCGAGCTGGGATCGTTTGAGAATCGCAGACGGTTTCAGATTTTTGTATGAGGTTATATGGACAAGCCAATACGCAGACCGAAGCAGCCGATACCGGACACGAAGGAAAAGCTGACGCTGTACGTCACGCTTATGGTAAGCACAACCCTGTGCATCTCTGTTTTGGCCATGGTAGCGGCCTTTCTCCTTGGTTTGTGGGCCAAGGAAGTGGACAACGCCGAGATCTTCAAGATGATTAGCCCGGCGTTCAGCACCCTGATTGGCGGCATGATTGGTTTCTTGAGCGGTATCAAACTCATGCAGAATGAAGAAAGCAAAAAGGAAGCAAAATGATTGGACTAGACGCAATCCTATCGGTAGGTGGCAAGCTCATTGACAAACTCATTCCTGACCCAGAAGCCAAAGCCAAGGCGCAGCTTGAACTCCAGAAGATGGCGCAGGATGGTGAGCTGGCTAAGATGGCTAACGAAACTAAGCTATTTGAAGTTGAGCAGAACAATCTGACAGAGCGTGTCAAAGCAGACATGGCATCGGATTCTTGGCTTTCCAAGAACATCCGCCCGTTTACACTTATCTTTTTGCTGGTGGCTTACTCTGGGTTTGCCATTGCCTCAATCTTTGAATACGAAACCCGTGGTGCTTATGTAGAGCTTTTGGGGCAGTGGGGTATGTTGGTCATGTCCTTCTACTTTGGTGGCCGTACCATGGAAAAAATTGCAGATAGGGTGAAGAAATGAATTTAACGCCGCACTTTACGCTTGAAGAACTTACACATACAGACCACAGGCAGTATGACAACACCCCAAACGAGCAAGAGTTGGAGAACCTTAAGCGCCTCGCCGCGTTCCTTGAGGAAGTCAAAACTGCCTTGGGCGGAAGACCAGTCATGGTTAACTCTGCTTTTCGCAGCAAGCAAGTCAATGATGCTGTTGGTTCTAAAGATACTAGTCAGCATCGGATTGGTTGTGCTGTGGACATCCGAGTACCTCAACTGACTCCTGACGAAGTGGTTAAAACAATTATTGCGTCTGGTCTGCCCTACGACCAAATCATTCGTGAGTTTGACCGATGGACGCATATCAGCATCCCAAATACACCCGATTCCGCCCCAAGAAAACAGGCGTTAATTATCGACAAAACTGGCACACGGCTTTATGCTTGATGCATCCCTTAATTGATGGGAAAATAAGCCATGCCATTAAAGAAACTTCAGCAAAAAGCCGGTGTAAATAGGGAGAATACTCGCTATACATCGGAGAACGGTTACTACGTTTCTGACAAAGTACGTTTCCGTCAAGGCACACCAGAGAAAATTGGTGGCTGGCAGCGTATTTCTTCTGCTATTTTCCAAGGTGTTTGCCGTTCTTTGTGGAATTGGGTAACTCTGGGCGGTCAGAATCTGCTGGGCATTGGCACTAACCTGAAGTTCTACATTGAGAACGGTGGGCTGTATTACGACATTACTCCACTCAGGGCAACGGTAACGCTGGCTAATAACCCATTTGCTACGGTCAATGGCTCAACGACCGTAACGGTAACTGACGCAGCTGGTGGTTATACAGACGGTGACTTTGTGACCTTTAGCGGCGCTACAGCCGTTGGTGGTCTTGATTTAAACGGCGAGTACGAGATCACCATTACTGGTACATCTACATCGCAGTACACAATTACCGCAGCCTCTGCCGCTACTTCCACTGCTACGGGCGGCGGTGCTTCAGTGGTTGCCGCCTACCAAATTAACATTGGCGCTCCTTATGCGTTACCTCTAGTGGGTTGGGGCGCTGGCCCATGGGGCGCTGGGCCTTGGGGTGTTGGTGTGGAATCTAATGACCGGATGCGTATTTGGTCACAGGCTAACTTTGGCGAAGACTTACTCTTTGCCCCCAATGGTGGTGAGATCTACGTCTGGACTGTCAATTCGTTGTTGACTTCACGGGGAGTTCCCATCTCTGGGGTAGTGGGTGCTTCTTCCGTCCCAGTGGTTCAGAGTTCTATTTTGGTGTCTGATGCTTCGCGTTTCACGTTTGCATTTGGTTGCAATGACTACGGAAGCGCCATCCAAAACCCCATGCTAATCCGCTGGTCTGACCAAGAGGATTATTTGGAATGGTTCCCGTCAGCAACAAATCAGGCTGGTAGCTTACAACTATCTAAAGGCTCAAGGATTGTTACTGCAATTCAGACTCGTCAAGAGATTGTTGTATTTACAGACTCAGCTCTGTATTCATTGCAGTACCAAGGGCCGCCAGCGGTTTGGGGTTCCCAGTTGTTGGGTGACAACATTTCTGTTGCTGGGCCAAACGCAGCTGCAACCGCCACTGGTGTGGTGTACTGGATGGGCATTGATAAGTTCTACAAATACGACGGTCGGGTGCAGACTCTGCGCTGTGACTTGCGTCAGTTTGTTTTCCAAGACATTAACTTGGAGCAAGCCGATCAGTTCTTTGCTTCTACCAATGAAGGCTTTAACGAGATCTGGTTCTTCTACTGCTCGGCTGGGTCGTTCACTGTTGACCGCTATGTAACGTACAACTACCTAGAGGATGTCTGGGCTTACGGAACAATGGCCCGAACAGCATGGATTGACTCCGCTCTGCGCAATTATCCAATGGCTGCAACGTATACGTACAACATTGTTTACCATGAGCAGGGTAACGATGACAATGAAACCGGCACAACTTTGCCGATTACAGCCGTTATCGAGACTACGGAATTTGACATTGACGATGGCGACCACTTCGGTTTTGTGTGGCGTATCCTGCCTGACATTACATTCCGTGGTTCTGACACAGCGTCGCCTCAAGTCACAATGACTTTGATCCCCATGCAAAACTCTGGATCAGGCTACAACGATCCTATCTCTTTGGGTGGTAACTCAGATGCTACGGTTGCACGTACAGCCACTGTGCCAATTGAAGAGTTTACTGGTCAGGTTTACGTCAGGGTTCGTGGCCGTCAGATGATTATGAAGGTGGAATCTACCCAGATTGGGTGCGCATGGCAGCTTGGTTCACCCCGTATTGACATCAAACAAGACGGTCGCAGGGGCAACTCATGAGCTTGATTGTCACAACGGAATACGACTTTCAGCGGGTAGAGCCGCCTGCGTTGCCGTTGGCTACAGATCAGTACAGCAAGGCATACCAAGACCAGCTGAACAACGTTCTGCGTTTGTACTTTAACCGTCTGCAAAACATCTTGAGCCAGATGAACACTGGCTCAGGAGAGATTGACGGCTCTGGAGTTGAGTTTCCACATATTGCCGCATCAGACGCAGCAATCCAATACGCAACGGCGGCTAATACTCCAACAATTATTCAATGGAGTTCTTTGGAATCAGGAAAAGATTTCACACTAAACGCAAACAATACGGCTACTGCGCAAGTTTCTGGTATCTACAAAATTACATATAGCCTACAATTTGCAAACAATGACAACGTGGCACATGATGCTATTGTTTGGTTGCGTTTAAATGGTAATACGTCTGCTGAAGATGCAGCAAACTCAACAACTATTTTTACGCTTCCTGCGAGAAAAAGCGCCGGTGTACCAAGTTATGTATGCGGGTATTCAGAAGTTGTATTCCCCCTTAGCGCGGGAGAGTTTGTGGGTTTGTGGTGGGGCACAGAACAAGCGGCTACATCTGGAGGCGCAACAGGCATTTATATTGACTACCAAGCTGCACAAACAACCCCTATGCCGTACCCCGCTACTCCTTCGGTTATTGGGTCTATAACGTTTGTGTCAGCACTGCCTTAAGGATTTAACATGACACCAGACGAAATTCTTGAAATAGACGCTCAGCGCAACCACGAACCCGGCACTGTGGCTGGGCATTTGCGTGCCATCATTAACCAGCAGATAAGAGAACACCGAGGCCATCTTGTTCAACAGGGCAACACTTTGATTGTGTTTTCAAATTCTGATGGCGATGATGACGTTGAGTTTCATTGCTTTAACGCAGATACACCGCCTAACCTTGCAGCCAACGTAGTCAAATTCTTTGAAATGGCTAAGAAGCTTGGGTACAAAACAGCTACAACACCTTACGACAACCCAAAAGTTTCGGAGTTGTTTAAACAGTTTCTTCCTAAAAAATACAAACTGGATATTAAAAAGAAAAAAGGCCAGTTTGAAGCGAAAGTGAGTCTGTAATGGGATTCGTTAGAAAAATTGGTCGCAAAATTGACGACGCAATCATTCAGCCAGTCCTCAATACAGTTGAGGCGGTTATTGAAGACCCCAAAAAACTACTAACGGTTGGGCTATCAGTTCTTGCACCGGGCATTGGTACCGCCCTTGGCGGTGCTATGGGTCTTTCTGGTACGGTAGCTACGCTTGTTGGAAATGCGGCGGTCAATACAGCGCTAAACGGCGGGGATATTAAAGCAGGCATTATGGCTGCGGCCATTCCTGTAGTTGGTAAAGAACTTGCCGGTACAGCCGCTAGTGCTTTTATAGATTCAGGCATGGATAAGGCTCTTGCTGAATCCGCCGGTAAAGTTGTGGCTGGCACGGGTATAGCAACCGTTCAAGGTAAAGACCCTTTATCTGCTTTAATTTCCGGTGGACTGTCTGAAGGTACGGCAGCCATTACCAGAGACATACCGGGGTTTGGAGATCTACCTGAAGCTGCAAAAAGATCAATCAACGCAGCAGTAGCAACAGAGCTTGCGGGCGGGGATGGCACGCAGTCGGCCATCAATGCGGCCATGAATGTTGGTGTAAATTCATTAGCCGAATACACCAATTCTTTAACCGCAGGCAATAGCGGCCCCAATCAAGGCGATTTTATTGAGGGGTACTTTAAGCCCGGCGGTGAAGGATATATTGCGCCTGAAGCTGAGTTGCCAATGCCAAGTCCAGATGAAGACTTTGTGCCAACAATGCCATCGGATGGCGGAAGAGAGAATGTATTTGATCCAACGTTTGGCGGCATTTTGCCAATGCCAAATGAAACTCCTTCTACTTCGGGTTACTACAACGAAATTACTGGTGAGTTTGTTCCGGATGAAAATGGTGGACTGCAAAACCCGCTTGGCCCAGAAACAGGCAACATTGATCCTAACCAGAAGTGGGAATACAGTTTAACCAAGCCCGGAGTTTGGACAAACGAAAATGGTGAAGAAATTGATCTGAGCTACATGCCAGATCGGGATACTGCCATGACAGGCAAAGAGTTGATGGAAAGAGCTGGAGCTATGCCCGGTGGCGCTAAAGCGCCTACTAAAGGGCCAGCCACACCAGCAGCTCCCGGAGCAAAAACACCGGCTACGGGAGCAAACCCAGCAGTTGATGCCATTACCAATCTGGTTAACCAACAGCAAAACCAACAAAACGCTTTGCTAAACATGATGGCGAGTGACAAGGCTGGGGTTGCTAATATAAAATCATTCAAAGATCTTTACGGGGAAGACTTGTTTGGGGGCAGTTATGTCCCGCCTTCTGCGCTTAATGCTGATGATGGTTTTTCAGGCATGCCGATGGCAATGCCAATGCCGGGGATGGGGCAAGAACAAGAGGCTAGTAATGATGGGTTTTCTAATGGCGGGCACGTTGATGACTTCAGTGTCGATGCCTTGTTACAAATTTTGAGGGGTTAAATATGGCAAGCAAATACGGTTCAGAAGGCGGAGTCGAAATCCCCGAAGACGGGTACGATTTTAATAAATTGATTGGCATCTCCCCCGGAAGTACTTCGCCATGGAATAACGCATCGTCGCCAACCAACAGCGAAATCCAAAAAGGCGTTGACCCCAATTCCGGCGGGATTGGTGACTTAATCAAGGGTATCTTTACTGATAAGAAAACTGGTAACTTAGACCTGCGAACTATTGGCGCTTTGGGTGGCGCTTTGGCGGGTGGTCTTGGGGCATTTTCCCCCAACATCCAAAAAGCTGGCTATCAAGGCGGTATACCACGATACACAGCCAACCGCGACATGGTAAAGGCTCCCCCTGCTGGCAGCCGTCCCGGGGCTGGTGGTGTTAGCTACGGCGGTGATGTTAACTACACGGTATCCGGCAAACCCACCGGTGCTTATACCCCTCCTAGCGGTGGTGGCGGTAGTTCTACTTTAGGAAACATTGCCAAAGTAGCTGGTGGTGCTGGTTTGGCCGCACTGCTTGGTAACTACCTAAGCAAGCCCGGCGGTGCTTCTGGTGACATTGCTTCCATCTTGAAGCGTATTGGTGGTAGCTTTACTGGTGGCGCAGATGAGTTCACTGGAATTGATGAACAAATTAGACGTAATGCGAGTGGGCCGCAATTACCATCGTTAAGCGACGAAGAAGTTCAAGCTGAGTTTGATCGTCTTCGCGCAGAAATACCAGATTATGAGATGCCAGAATACGTAGAGCCTCCAAGTTTTAACTGGGAAGATGCATCTCCAGAATCGTATGTTGGGTACGCCAAAGGCGGTTCTACCGGTAGGTACTTGCAAGGCGAGACTGACGGCATGGCCGACAGAATTCCAGCCCGTATTGGGGAAGACCAGCCTGCCGCTTTGAGCCATGGCGAGTTTGTTGTCCCTGCCGATGTTGTGTCTCATTTGGGCAACGGTAACTCTGATGCTGGCGCTAAGAAGTTGTACAGCATGATGGACAAAATCCGTGAAGCTCGTACCGGCACAAAGAAACAAGGCAAGAAGATCAATCCCGACAAGTTTATGCCCGGTGGTCTGGCTAATGCTTACGCCGCTGGCGGGTCTGTCAAGCGGTTTAATACCGGTGGCTCGGCAACGGGTTCTGCCGCCGCAGCAGGCGTGACGGGCACGGAACAAGCCCCCGCAAGTTGGGCGGGCGAGTACATCACTGACATGATGGGTAAAGGCCGTGCGTTAGCTGAAGCTCCATATCAACAGTATGGTGGCCCTCTGACTGCGGGTGCATCTGGCTTGCAGCAGCAAGCATTCAATGCGGCTAGTAATTTGTCGGTTCCCGGAAGTGTTGGTCAAGCTACACAGACGGCTGGAGATATTGCTGCCAAGGCTCAAAACACAAGCTACGCACCAACGCAGTTCTCTAACCAGTTTAAAGCACCAGAAATCTCTGCTGCTACTCAGTTTACAAACCAGTTCAAAGCGCCCGACCCGTACCAAAGTACATCATTTAAGTCAGGCACTTTTGGTCAGGAGCAAGCTCAGCAGTACATGAATCCGTACTTGCAGACTTCTCTGAACCCACAACTGGAAGAGGCTCGCCGTCAGTCAAACATCAGTGAGCAAGCCAACAAAGCTGCAATGACTAAGGCTGGTGCGTTTGGTGGTGGCCGTAGTGCTATCCTGACCGCAGAAAACCAGCGTAACCTCGGCTCTAACTTGGCTGGTATTACCGGTAAAGGCTACGATACTGCGTACCAGAATGCCATGTCTCAGTTCAATGCGGACCAAGCCCGCAACATGCAGGCACAGCAGGCATCTGAGCAATCTAAGCAGTTCGGTGCTACTCAGGGTATGACCGCCGCTGACATGATGGCTAAGTACGGCATGTCTGCACAGCAAGCCCAAGAAGCAGCTCGTCAGTTCAATCAAAGTCAGGCTATGACTGGCGCTCAGTCCACCGCTCAATACGGACAAGCCGCAAATCAAGCTTCCGAGCAATCCAAACAGTTTGGCGCTGATCTTGGACTTAAAGGTCTTCAGACTGGTCTTCAGGCAGCTCAGACTCAGGGCAACTTGGGTATTTCTAGCGGTCAATTGGGCTTACAACAACTGCAACAACAAGCTGCTCTTGGCGCTCAACAGCGTGGTATCGAGGCAGAAGGTATTGCCGCAGACAAAGCCGCGTTTGAAGAGGCTCGTGAGAACCCATACAAGATGCTTCAGTTCCAGCAGTCCCTGCTCCAAGGCATGCCTATTACTGCAACTAACTACAACATGGCTCAGCCTAGCACTTTGCAGGAAATTCTTGCGGGCGCAGGCGGCGGTGCGAAGTTGGCTGGCAATACAGACAGCGGGATGACGGTTGACGCCCTACTTGGTAAGTTGGGTCTTGGAGGGTCTGGATCCCCAAAGTAGATTCCGCCGCATCTTCGGACGGCGGCGGCTTGGGATTGGGTTTAGGTTTGGCTGGTGGCTTGGCTGCGGCGGCAGCGTCACGCCCGGCTGCGCCTGAGCCTATGTATACGCCTGCGCAAGAGCCTTCTTATGCATACAACCCACCTCCCCCTGAGCCCGCGCCTCCGCCCCCTCCACCACCGCCACCACCTCCTCCGCCGCCGTCTGCGCCGGTTCCTCCACCTCCGCCCATCACTGCGCCGACTCCACAGCCAGCGCCGGTGTTTACACCGCCTCAGCCGCCCCTGCCACCTACATTCGTATCGGCAGCGCCCTCATCTTATGATGAGATGCTTGCAAAAGGGTATTCTTTTAATGGCGAGAATGAAGACGGAACTTATGGTTTCACTTATGCTGGCACTCCAAAGCCAGCTCCTGCGGCTCCGCCACCACCACCACCACCGCCTCCACCTCCACCTCCACCTCCACCTCCGCCGCCAAAAAAAGGCGCTGGAAGCTACGGCAACAAATGGTGGGATGGGGATAGAACAGCATACGCTGACTTTGCCGAAGGCGGTTTAGTCGATCTTCTCCGTAGACACATGCAGAAATATCAATAAAATGAGCACAGTTATCAGAAGGAATCATCATGGGTATTGAACAACTTGTTGATGCGTTTATGGGCAACCCAGCGCCTTTAGAAGCAAAAGTGAAAAAAGACCAGCAAGGCCAACCGCCCGGTGCAATCCCTCCAGATTTGGAAGAAGCTATGGCACTTCAAAAAATTACTGAAATCCGTAATGGGGCACAGAACCAGCAGGCTATGCAGGCTGGTGGCGCTCAGCCGTCAGTTGTTGAAAAGCTACGCCAGATGTTGGCCGCCGACCAGCGTCAGCAAGGTCAACCCCCACAGATGCCACAAATGGCGCAAGGTATGCCCGAGCAGCAAGGGCAGCCTCCTATGCCGCAAGGTCCCCAAGGTGGCCCACCACAACCCCCACAAGGTCAACCCCCACAAGGTCAACCCCCCGCCCCACAAGGACAGCCTGTGATGGCTGCTAGTGGTGGAAGCATTGCTGACCTCATATCTAACCTTGGGCGGCACTACAACGGCGGCGGTATTGTTGCGTTTAATGGCGAAGATGAAAGTAAGGTTGAGGACGAAGACATAAAGAAAAAGCTTGAGCAGTACACGCTCCAACAACAAGGCGCTGATTATGTTGCCCGTAAACAGGCCGCACGCCTCGCGGAAGCCGAAGACGAAATTCGTCGCCAAGCTTTGATTTCGCAAATTCCAACTGGTGGCCAACAAGCCCCGGCATCTACCGGACGTATGCCCGGGGAAGCCGAACGCAACATTAGCAATGCCATGGCTGCAATGCCCGGCGCTAGTGCCGCTAAAGGATTTTCTGGCGGCGTTCGTGGTTTGTTAGCCGCGCTAAGCGGCATGGGTGATCGTGAGCGCGCTCCCGCTTCTGAGGCGTCTTCTGCATCCACAGCGGCGTATTCCGACCCCGAAGTAGAAAAGCTTAAGCGCTTAGCTGCTGCTAGGGCGCAGACCGGCCAAAGCACAAACCCCGATTTGGTCCCAAGAAAACGCATAACTGGCGCTTCTCCAGACGACGCAAGCCCCGCCGGAAGTGGAGCTGGTAGACCTAGCGTCGGTGGACCCGCCGCGCCTGCGGCAGCACTTGATCCAAACAGCCTGCGTGCACTTATTGAAGCCAACATTCGCAAAGAGCTTGGTAAAGATGAAGACGAGGAATGGCGTAAAGGCAGTAAACGCTACGAAGATTTTGTCGGCATAGACAAACTCCTGCAACCACGTGAAGCCCGAATTGCGGAACGTGAAGCCATGCTTAAAAAGCTTCAAGGCGAACGCACTCCTACATGGGTTGAGGCTTTGTCTGCTGCTGGTAAGCCAGTTCGCGGCGGCCTTGGTACTTTGTTGAATCAAATGGGTTCCGCTGCCGAATCTACCCGCAAGGGCTACTCTGCCGAAGACCTCAAGTTCTTTGACGAAATTGGCGCTATGCGCGACGAAGTGGCTAAGCTCAAACTTGAAGGCAAATACAAAGCTGCGGCGGCTGGCGAAGCGGCTATTAAAGATGCAATTGCAGACAAACGTCAGGCGGAACAGTCCGGTACAAGCTTGATTGCTACCGACGAGCGGACTGCTACAAGCAAACAAATTGCTGCCGATAATGCTGCGGCAAGGGTTGAGGCAGCTAAACTTCGTGCGTCTGGGTCTGGAACTGGCGATAGACAACAATTAGCGGAACTCAAAGCTTTGCAAACCAGCTTAAAAGATCAACTCAAGGAACCCCGCATGATGGGTAAAGCCGGAGATGAATTGCGTCGCCAGTTGGGTATTGTTAACGCTGAGATTGCAAAAATGGCGGGTCTTAGTACAATGGCAGTAGCCCCTAGCGCAGCAAGCCCTAGCGGAACCAGTTTGAAGTACAACCCCAAAACGGGTAAAATTGAATGAGGTAACACATGGCGTATACAGTAGCTTTGCCTGACGGTCGGACAGTTGAATTTCCCGACGATCTTTCCAAAGACAAAGCCGCTGCAATAATACGCCAGCAGTTCCCCGATTTAGGGGCCCCAGAAACCACCATGCTGGGTGGAGCTAAAGAGCTGTTTAAGGGCCTTGTGCCCGGTGCGGTTGGGCTAGTAGAAAGTGCCGCTACAGGCGCATCAGCATTGCTGCCCGAGGACATGGAAAAGTCTGCCCGGGAAAAGATTAAATCGGTAGCTACCGCCGTTAAAGAACCGTTTGCTGCAGCCCCCGGATACGAAGAATCTATCCCCCGTAAATTAAGCGAAGCCGTTGGTTCAACAATTCCGTTTCTTGCTGCTGGCCCTTTAGGTCTGGCAGGGCGTGCCGCAGCTGTAGGTCTGGGTGTTGGCGCCGGTGCCGGTGAAGCACGTACCCGTGCCGAGACTGAAGGTGCTACCGCAGAACAACGCGGTACGGCCACCGCCTTAGGTATTATTCCCGGCGCGGCAGAAGCGTTTGCGCCGTTCCGTATCTTGGCTCGTATCCCTGAAGGTGCCACAGCCTCGGCTGTACAGACAATTAAGCGTGCGCTTTTAGCTGGCGGTGAAGAAGCTGCGCAGGAAGCCGCGTCAGGCTTAGCGCAAAACATGATTGCCAAAGGCATCTACAAACCGGAACAAGCACTCATTGAAGGCTTGGGCGAACAAGCCGCATACGGCGGAGCCACTGGTGCTATCGTTCAAGGCCTGATGGACTTAGCATTAGGTCGTCGTGCAAGAGGAGCATCTACCCCACCACCTCCACCACCCGCCCAACCCGGCCCACAGATTACCCCCGAAGCGCCAGTAGGTACGCAAGGTGCCTTGTTTACGGATGAGGAGATGGGTAAGCGCGTTCCAGAAGCTAAAGAACCGGCCATCCAGCCTGCGATCACAGCGCCCCAAGGTGAACAACTTGATCTTGGTTTAGATTTCCAGCGTGAATACGCAGACCTTGTCAAAGAACGTGAAACACTCAAGCAGCAGCCACAAACTGCTGAAGGTAAAACCCGTATTGCAGAGCTAAACAAGCAGTTGTTGGACTTCAGTGAGCAGGAAGTTGCAAGTATCCGCGCTGAAAAACAAGTAGATACAGAAACTCGGGATATGTTTCCCGGCCTTGCAGCAGAGCCTGCACAAGAGAGTTTGTTCCCTGAGCTTGAAGTAGTTCGTCCGGATACTGCAATACCAGAGCCTGTTAGACGCCTGACTCGTGAACAGGAAGAAGCCCGCCGTAGGCTGGAAGAGACCGAAGCGCAAACTGCCGCTGATATTGCCCAGAAAGAACAAGAGCGCAAGGGTGGCCAGTATCGACTGCCGTTGCGTAACGTGCCTGAAGAAAGAAATGTAAACCGGAACTTGACAATACCGGCACGCCCAACTGAAGTCACAATGCAAGACTTGGAGGACATTGGTGTCCCCCTGCGCACATCTAAACCATGGCTGGAACAAAACGTAGTCGGTAAAACTCCTGCGGAAATCCAAGTGCTTGTTGGCAACGACCCAGACTTATTGCTGGGTAAAGGCTCTCGCGCTCAAATATTGAAATACTTGACTGCGCCCGTACCTGAAGGGTTTAAGGAGGAACCAAGTGTCACGACCACTACCGAGACGAATCTGCCTAAGCCAAGACCTCAGCCCAGACGAGGTGAGCCAAGCGTGGGAGTACCTAGTGAGCTTACCAGCGCCGAACTTGTACAACCCCGAACCAGAGTACCCGCCCCCGCCGGAGCACCTGCAACACCTGACGGACTCGGACTGGCACCTGCTGGACAACTTGCTGGCACGGGAGTTGCTGTTACGGGAGAGGCTCAGCCTGCACTAAATGCGCCTACAACTACTGCTCCTACTCCTCTTGCTGCTGCCCCTGCCGCGCCTGTTGCGCGACCACCGGTGGCTGCTAAGCCAACTCCTAAGGCTCCCGTTGCCAAAAAGGGTCAAGCACCGGCTCCTGCTGTCGCTCCTGAAGCTGTAGAAATAGAGACCGCTGAAGAGGAAGCCGCACGCAAGGCGGAAGCTGAAGACATCAAGCGCGGCTTGGAAGAAGTCGAACGCCAACAGAAAGAAAATAGGTCTAAAGCTGACGCGGCAAAAAATATTCCAAGTCCAAAAGAGCCACCAAAGACTGAGAAGCCTGCAGCAAAAGCTAAAGCTAAAGCAGTTCCTGAACCTGAAGTTGCGCAAAAGCCTGTAAGCCCATTTGATGTAATTGCCAAATACAAAGCAATCAAAGCTAAAGCGGAAGCTGCAACAAAAGACAAACCAAAAGCAGAAGTTTCTTACGCAGAAAAAACCACGTTATCCGAGGCCACCCTGCAAGAACGTGTCGCAAACGGTGATATACGCGGCGCACTGCAGTCAATATTATCAGCGCCGGAAGGGCTGTACAACGAGCTCGATCGTGCGGTAGCCCGTCGTATTTTGTTGAGTTCTAAACTACCAACTGTTCAAGTAGTTGCGGAAGGTGACTTGGGCAAAGCCGATGACGGAAGTGTTGTTGCCGGTCAATATGATGCTGTGAGCGACACAATTTCGTTGGTTGATGGGTACGTAGGTGCATACACACTACTTCACGAAGTTATTCACGGCTTTACGCATCGTGCTATCGAATCGCATCTTGCTGGCAAGACCAACAACGCCGGTGTCCGTGCTTTGCAAGAGCTGTACGACCACGTGGCCAAGACCGATCCAGCTGCGCTCAAAACATACGGCATGACGAATGTCAGCGAGTTTGCGGCAGAGGCTATGTCTAACAAGAATTTCCAAGCGGTCTTGCAAAAGATTCCATACCGCCGCACCAATGCGTTCACTGAGTTTGCCCGACGTGTTTTGCAAGTGTTAGGTTTGGCACCTACAGATACGCATACGTCACTGGCTGCAGCCATGATTTCCGTAGACAACATCATGACTAGCGGACGGCAAATGCAGATTGCCGAAACAGGAACTGGCGTAGCCGGAACTGAAAACGCACCAAAAGTAGCATTCTCTAAGTCCTACTCCGCGCAAGACGTCGTTAACTCCTTAGGCCCACTGACGCCAATAAACAAGCGCGGCGTTAAAGAAATGCTTATTGGGTCTGAGAAAGAAGGCGATCCATCTAGGGGCGTTAAGTTCCGCGTTGCGGCTGTTGATTCTGCCGCTGCAATTGAAGAAAAGTTTAGCCGTACATTCAATGGTGCGGTGCGTAACTCGTTAGGCAAGCTAAACCCCATGGGGCTGTATCGTCAGGCTCAGGACTACAGCAAAATCCTATTGGAGTATTTCCAAAAAGGCGCGCTTACTAAAGACAAAGAGACTGGTTTGTACCGTGCAATAGGCACGGCTGACGGTGCTCCTGCCGATGTATTCCCCCTTATCTATGCATGGGGCAAAAAGACAGGCCGTACCAACGAAGAAGCCGAGCAGTTTGCAAGCCGTGTACTGGAAGCCAAGCGTTTGGATGAAGTTCTCAAAGCTAACCCAGACTTTCCTAAACACATTTCAGACCGCGACCGCGCCGTATTGGTTGCTGAGTACAACTCAGACCCAGCATTTGCAAAAATGAATGCTGCTATGGATAAACCTCGTTTGGCTTTGATTGACAAGATGGTTGATGTTGGCCGCCTGTCAAAAGAAAAAGCTGAAGAGTGGAAGTCTGTCGTAGGTTACGTGCCATTTGACCGTATTGAGGATTTTGAAAAGAAGTTCTCCACGATCAAGAAAACAACTGGTCGCTCCCCACTGGCGCTGACTAAAGACCCTGAGTTGGTTGGCTCGTTCAAGCGTCCCGTTGGCAACGTGTTTGAGAACTACCTGAACACAATGGGCTGGATGGTCGGTCAGGTCATGAACAACGATGCGCGTGTGCAAACACTGCGTGGGTTGGAAGACTTAGGCTTTACCGGTAAGGCGTCTCGCGTGCCCGGTACCGAAGGTAAAACCGCTAAAGCGTATGTTGGCGGCGAAGCTATGTATTGGGAGTTGCCATCGCATTATGACGTAGCGGCCTTCCAAGACTTGAACCCACCCAAGATGGCAATCATGCGCACACTAGGTGCCTTCTCTAACATCTTGCGTAAGTCAGTCACAATCTTGCCGCCGTTTGCCTTGAAACAGGTAACGGATGACGTACAGCGTGCGATGCTCACATCCGGTGTGAAGAACCCCGGCGCTTTGCTGCGTATGTCGTTGGCCAACTTTGGCAAGCTGGCAGTGGCTGAACTGCGTGGCATCCAGCATCCGATCGTCAAGGAGTTTGGTGCGCTTGGTCTGACTGGTGAGTACGACTTTGAGCAAGGCAAACCTGCCGTGTCTTTACTGAAAGACTTAGGCTACCGCCAGCGGGAAGTTGCAGGGTCTAAAACACTGGGCACAATCCTGCACCGCCTCGATGGTATTACCCGCGCATCTGACTTGGCCGTTCGTAAAGCCATCTACGACCAGACGCTAAAAGAAAGCAACGAAGACAGGCTGCTGGCACAGACCCGTGCCCGCGAGTTTATCAACTTCCGTCGCCGTGGAGCCAGTGAGATTGTTGCCGTTGGCACTGCCACTATTCCGTTCTTTAATGCATACATGCAAGGTATGGACGTTCTGTACCGCGCAGCATCTGGCAAGGATTCAAGCTCTTCCGTTGGTCGTGCGCAAGCCCGCCAATTGTTCTGGAGCCGCGCAGGTACCGTAGCCGCTTTGAGTGCCATGTATGCGTTGATTGCAGGTGACGACGAAGACTACAAGGACATGGACTTGCGTACCCGCAACGGTAACTGGATTCTTCCCGGCGGGTTCAAGATTCCTGTGCCGGGCGAACTGGGCGCTATCTTCAAGGTAATTCCTGAGACTGTGATTGAGTACTTGCGTCGCTCTGGCACGCCAGAAGAACAGACGGCCTTGGAAGCTATCCGCGCATCCATGAAGTACATGTCCGAGCAGTACATTGAGCGCACTGTGCCAATCCCACAAGCGGTCAAGCCTTTGATTGAAGCATGGACAAACTACTCGTTCTTCACAGGGCGCGAACTGGAAGGTATCTACCAAAAGCAGCAAGACCCCAGCATGCGTGTAACGTCTAAGACATCTGAGTTGGCACAAGCCATTTCTAACTTTAGCCGTGACGTGGTTGGTGTTGATGCCGTGTCTCCCATCCAGATCGACAACATGCTGAATGGCTACTTCGGTTCTACCGCCGCGCTCGTGACAATGACTACGGACAGCTTGCTGAACCCAACGCGAATCGACCGCCCACTGCACAAATATGCGCTGTTGAGCAACTACATGTATGACCCAGTTGGTACTCGTAGTTTGACCGAGTTCTACGACGAACGGGAAAAGGTTGGTAAAGCCAACAACACCCTGCGTCAACTGATGAAGACAGATATTGAGCGGGCAGAGACCTATGCTAACGAGCATGCAATGGAACTGCAGATGGAAGGTGCAATTAACTCCACGCTTGAGCAGCTTGAACGCACTCGCGCTTACCGTAAGTTCTTGAACAGCCCTGATGGGGCCAAAGATATGAGTAAGGAAGAGCGCGAGTCAGAACTTAACGAAATCAAGAAGATGGAAATTGAGTTCACACGCTGGTTGCGCGAAGCTAAAACAGAACTTCGCAAGGCTCAGTAAACGCGCCAAACCCTAGCCCCGTACCTCCCGTATTCACAGCGGGAGCGTACTTCGAATTTAAGCTTAAAGAACTTAGATGCGGGGGCTATGGCGGCTCGCACTTGTACGGGCGTTGCAGTAGTCGGCAGGAAGAACGACGCCCCCACCTCCAGCTTCTCCCACTGTATGTAGTACTCAACCCCGTGAAGGGTGAGTACTCGGATGTCAAACGTAATCTCGGGTTTTGGCTTGGGCGGCTTAGCCGGTTTGACCGGCGTAACCTTCTTGACCTTTTTAGGCTTAGATGCCCGCCGCGATTTCGTCTTGCGTGAAGGCCGTTTCGTCGATGCCAATTGCGTCTCCATCAAAGATGTAGCAGCGTACTGCAATACCACTAAGCCCACCTACTGCCCCTGCGCCAATACGCGTTGGGTGTGACTTGCCGTCATACTTCATGTACTTAGCGGCGGCCAGATTAGCCAGACTCTCCCTGACGTCCACTTGACGTGCGGTAAAGAACTTGCGGTACTCAGCCACGGGGATAGCCAATGTTCTGGTATCTGGGTCGTATCGCATACGCAGTTGCCCTTTCGGCATCACAGCGGGACGCTCGGGCAAGCCACCCTTGGGGGTATATGCCGCTACCATTGCGTTGTTGACGTTCTCGTTGATGAAGGCACCGAGTGTCTCGATGGCAACTGTCAAGGAACTGCCGATGTTAGACTGGTTTGCAATACGTGCATCGCCCACCACGCCCAGTGCATACTGATAGATGCGTGGGATGTCAATATCAAACAGGCCAAGCTTCTTGGCAATCAGCGCGCCAACAAAAGCGCAAGTCAATAAACAAGAATAGAAACGGTCTGTCTGGTCTAAGCCCAACGCTTTGTCCACCTTGGCTTGCATGTTGGTCAGCAGGGTCTGGACTTTCTCAGGGTTGTCGATGATGTACTGAATGTAGATCGGCCCTGCCACGCCGTAGTTAGCGCTCAGCTTGCTGAACACCGCATCAATCTCCGCCTTGGTAGCGCCCGTGTATGTGTGGAACGGAATCTCCAACACTCGACGAAGCTCGCCATCTGCCGTACTCTTTATGCTCTGCAACATGTCCACGACTGACGCATTGCCTGAGGTAAGTGTGAAGTTGCACCACGTTGTATTGTTGATACGCAACTTGTTGGCCTGATTTTCCATACGGTGCTTGCCTCGCCCTGAGGTGAACCCATAAGCGTAGTCAGACAGCACTTCAGGCTTCTCATTGGTGATCTCGTCCACCGTAAACACAATGCTGTTCACCATGCCAAGCATGTGCATCTTGGAAGCGTAGGTATCTTCCTTCTTCATCAACAACGTGTCGGGATTACCAAAGATAGAGTTAGCCACCATCTGCGCAGTTGACTTGCCAGAGCCAGAGCCGTTGTGCTTCAGGTGAATCTGTGCGCCCTTCACGTTCTGCTTGGGGCCAATGAACTTCAGTAAGGGTGAACCAAAACCAAAAAACAAAGCCAGTGCGTGTGTCTCAAGGCCGGGGCGGTTGTAGAAGTTGGCAATTGAACTCCACTCCTCCAATGTACCGGTAGCCTTAAACGCTTCAGCCAGTTCCCGTGTGCCGCTAGAAGGGGGTGCAAGCTTAGAGCCTGCCGCTGTGTATTCCAACTCACCCACGACGAAGCCAAGCCCGTCAGGTGTCCATCCCATTTGGCTACGTGTTTTGTTCGCAGCGTACTGCGATTGCAGCTTGCGTAATGTCGAAGCAAAATATGCCATGATTGCATCCAAGTGTTTTCCGTATGCGACTACGCCGTTCTTAATCAGCAAGTCACGCATTTTGTCTTTAGTGAACAATGTAGTCACTGGGGCGTAGAACCTGCGTACACCGTCCTGCTTCATGTGTAGGCACAGTCCCACCATCTCGCCTTCGCCGTTGCCATGCGTATCCGAGTCAAAGAAACGCTCTGTTAGATATAGGTCATACGGGTAGATTTCAACGTCCTTCTCCTCACCATCGGGGGTACGTTCCTTCTTGTACACGCCACCTGCCGCACCACGAAAGTATGGGTATGGGTAAGCCGGTATCGACGTTGTGAGTGCCGGTGCCGATTCGTCTTCGGGCGTTTCAATGATGTACTGGTCGTCTTCAACCGGTGCCGCTTCTACAAACTTACCCAACAGGATAGGTGTAGAAATCTTGTGTTCGCATCCCTCGCACAGGGATGGGTTGTTGTCCCGATACCACTCGCATGTGTAGGGGCCTTTGGTCTCAGCCGCCTTAGCTTCGGTATCTGCCGCACTGTAGTCAGGATGGTCGCGGGAGATTTTATGGATCGCCAGTTGTCCGTCTTCACAACGCACAGCAATAGAGAGCGCGG